TGGCGCTGCTCATCTTGGCGCCAGGGTGCTGTAACGGGTAAGCCATCCATTGCAGCACCCAGCGATAGACCTCTGCGGCGTTGGGTTCTTTGCTGCACAGGTATTCGAGCAGGTCGAGCAGCTCCGAGCACGAGCCTTCAACGGGCTGCATCGGCCAGCCTTGCCACGTGTTCAGCTTGATGGTTTTGTCTTTTTCGGTCGGGTCGAATCCGACCTGGTCGAGATAGCACGCACCACGCTGTAGCCAAACGTCGTGGCGCTTGACGTCATCCCAACGGATGCCCGCGGGCAGGATGGCGATCATTTGCGCGCGCTTGACGACCTTGTTGGTCCACGAATCGAACAGCAGGTCTCCGGTCCCGTCGTCCAGCGGTACAAACCGATCCACTGCGGCATCAAACGGCATGACCGCTTGTGCTGGTGGACGCTCCTGACCCCCACCCCCCCCGGATTGCTGTGTAGATAGTGAGTTGTCGGCAGAGTGAACTGGTCGAACTACGACGACGTATTAGGACAGCTGCTGGCCATCGGTCTGGTGATCGACGGCCCGCTCGAACTGGCTGTAGGCAAGAAATCCGTGCGCTGCACGGTCGATGGTGAGGGCACAGAAAAGCGCGGATGGTACCGGCTGCACGAATGGCAGATCGAACCCGGCGTGCTTCTGCTGATCGGCAGCTTTGGAATTTTCCGCGGGAGCGCGTCGACCACTTTCAAGGTGGAACTGTCCAAGCGCTGCGACGGTTGCGGCGCCGAGGTCTCGATCCGGGCCAAGGAGTGCCAGGCCTGCGGCAAAAAGACATTCGCCAAGCGCGAGCTATCGCAAGAGCAGAAGGAAATTTTCCGGCAGCGCCAGGAGGAAGACCGAAAGCGCGCCCTTGCCGAAAGCGCAGCGGAAAGCGCACGCACCTCGCAATGGGCCACAGCAGTCTGGCGCGCGTGCTCCAACATCGATTCGTCAGGGCACGCGTACCTGCAGCGCAAACACCTGTCCGGTACCGGTGGCGCCCGAGTTTTTCCAGGCATCGATGGTCTGCAGCTGCAGGACGCCGAAGCCGACGATTATCGCTACTTGGCAACGTTCGCCGGGCACCTGGTTGTCCCATTCTGCGATGGCGACGGCAAAATTCACGGCCTGCAATTCATCGCCGACAAGCCGAACCCCAAAACCGGCAGAGACAAAACGTTCTGGCCGCGCGGCATGACGGCAGAAGGCCACTATTGGTTAATTGGTGGATCCCCGCGCCGTCTGTGCCTGCTGGCCGAGGGCTTTGCAACCGCAATGACCCTGCACGCCGCGACCGGCCACCCCGTAGCGGTGATGTTCAGCGCTACGAACGCGCTCCCCGTTGCCAGGCAGATCGATTATCGAACCCGCGGTCGCGCAAACCTGCTGATGTGCGCCGATGATGACTGGCTACAGCGCTGCCAGGAATGCAAAACCTACACCCCGGTCGACGTCCCGACCTGCTCGCACTGCGGAAAACCGCACCGACAAGTGAACGCTGGCGTACTGCGCTGCGCAGAAGTGGCCCTGGCGCTTGACAATGCCGCCGAATTTCGCCCTGTTTTCTCGATTTCCAGGCCTTCCGATCGCAAAGGTCCGACCGATTTCAACGATTTGGCCACGTTGGAAGGCATCCAGGTCGTAACCGCGCAGTTCGAGCAGCGTATTGCCGCCCTGGAATGGCAAGCCGCCGCCACTACCCCTGCACCGGCGACCGCTTTGCCGTCACGCACCGCGGGTGAGCAATCCGGGGGGGGAGGGGGTCAGGAGCGTCCACCAGCACAGGCGGTCATGCCGTTTGATGCCGCAGTGGATCGGTTTGTACCGCTTGACGACGGGACCGGCGACCTGCTGTTCGATTCGTGGACCAACAAGGTCGTCAAGCGCGCGCAGATGATAGCCATCCTGCCAGCGGGTATCCGATGGGATGACGTCAAGCGCCACGACGTCTGGCTACAGCGTGGCGCCTGCTATCTCGACCAGGTCGGATTCGACCCGACCGAAAAAGACAGAACAATCAAGCTGAACACGTGGCAAGGCTGGCCAATGCAGCCCGTTGAAGGCTCGTGCTCCGAACTGCTCGACCTGCTCGAATACTTGTGCAGCAAAGAACCGAACGCCGCAGAGGTCTACCGCTGGGTACTGCAATGGATGGCTTACCCGTTACAGCACCCTGGCGCCAAGATGAGCAGCGCCATCATCATGCACGGCCCGCAGGGCACCGGCAAAAGCACCGTATTTCAGGCGCTGTCCAAGATTTACGGAGACTACGCAACAGTCCTCAACCAGCGAGGCCTGGAAGACAAATTCAACGCCGACTGGAGCGACAGCAAACTCTTCATTCTGGCGGAAGAGGTCGTGACGCGCGCCGAGATGTGGCACATCAAAAACGAGTTGAAGGAGTTGGTCACTGGCGAGTGGATCCGCATCAACCCAAAAAACATCGGCGCCTATCGCCAGCGCAACCAGCTGAACATATGCTACCTCTCCAACGACAACCAGCCGCTACCGATCGAAAACGACGACCGGCGCCACCTGGTGATCTACACCCCGCCACAACTCAGCGAGGAGTACTACGACCGCGTCCACCTCGAAATAGAGCGCGGCGGAATCGAGGCCTTTTATCACTACCTGCTCTACCAGGTCGATTGCAGCGGTTTCCATTCCAAAAAACGCCCGCCGATGACTACGGCAAAACAAAGCCTCATCGATTTGTCGCTGCCAAGCGAGTTCCGATTCATAAACGACTGGATCGGCGGCGACCTGGACCTGCCAGTCTGCCCGTGCCTGGCAACTGATCTCTACGCCACCTATCTTCGCTGGTGCCGGACCAACGGCGAACAGCGACCGAGAGCGTCCAACCATTTTTTCAATCCGGTTTCCAGATTGCCGGGCTGGACTAAAAAAAAATGCCGCATTTACCCGAACGAAGAAGCGACCAGCACGGTGCCGAAAGAAATGGTCATCCCCGGACCGGATGTTTTGAAAAAGTCCGGCCATGCACAACCGGAAACCGTCGGGCCAGTGCAATGGCTGACCGGCTGCGCGCGCCGGTTTTCAGCCGCCATCCGGCCCGATGCCGGGGTCGATCGATGAATCCTGCGCGTCGTGTTCCGGGTTCTTCGATGACTGTTCCGGGTACCCCGAACAGCGCAAACCCTTGCGGGGCAAGGTTTGTACGGGGTGTTCCGGGTGTTCCGGGCTTCCGCGCCCGTATACGCGCCCACGCGCACGCGCGCACTTTCGCAACACGTCAACTTCTCTATACGCGTACACACAAGGAACACCCGGAACACCCCGTACAACCCTTGTGTGGCAAGGCTTCCAGCTGTTCTGGGTACCCGGAACAGCCATTGCAGAACCCGGAACAGCCCATGAAAACCACCAGCCTGCGCCTGGCTATGCCAAAAGTTACCGAATGGATAGACGCCCTGCGCGAAACCTTCGGCGCCGATCCGATAAACGCCGCCATTCGCGCCGGCCTGGATGGCCAGCCCACGTTCTGGGCCAGCGAAAACGGCCACGAAATCGGCGTTAAATCGCCGAACACAGGCCTACCACTGTCACAAATCGTGATCGGGCCGCTACGCCCCAACACGCCATCCTCGGGAGCCGAAAATGATCAGCGTTAGACTGCAAGGCATTGCCGAAGTACAGGCCCGCCTGAGCACGCTGTCCAGCGGCATGCAGGCCAAGGTGATCGGCCCGGCAATCAACAAGGTGGCCGAAAAGGCCCGCGCCGAAATCGCCCGCGCCATCCCCGAAACCTATGCCGTCAAGCCGGCAGAAGTCCGCAGCAGCATCCGCCTGAGCAAGGCCCGTTCCGGCAGCCTGCAGGCCACCATTGAGATTTTCGGATCGGCGCGCAAGGTCGGCCGCTCTCTGAACCTGATCCACTTTCTGGCGGCCGCGCAGATCGCCGGAAAAGCCGTCAAGGTCCGGGGAGCGCGCGCCAACAAAAAGCAGCTGGCAGCCCTGCAAAACCAGCTGGGGTTCCTGATCAAGCGCGGCGGCGGGCTGAAAACCATTCCCGGCGCCTTCGTCGGCAACAAAGGCCGAACGATTTTCATCCGCACAGGCAAAGCACGCCTTCCCATTGAGCCAGTACAGGTGATCGGTTTTTCGCAAATGTTCGCCAGCAATCGCATCCGTGACCGCATCCTCGCCAAAATCAAAGCCGACCTCGTGATCGAAGTCGACCGATCCATCGCGCGCCTGATGGCGCAAGGAGCCACGCCATGAATTCCGGCCTGTTCGACGAAGAGTTCGCCCTGGCCGACGCCGCCAATGCCGCCACGCAAGCGCGCCAGAAGCAAACACAACGCAGCGCCGCCATTGCCCGCAAAGCCAGCGCACTGGTCCTGCGACGCGCCACCAGCGAAGCCGAACTCTCCCGCCTGCTGCCGCCCATCCTGGCCAAGGAAACCTCCTACCACATCATGTCATCTGGCGACATTGACGCCCTGTCGTACCTGCGCCACATCGTAACCGGCATGCCCCTCGATCGCCTGACGTTGTCGACCTGGTGCATGAATCTCGACGACGCGCAATGGCTGTTTGCCATGCAGGACGCCGGCAAGCTCGACCACATCCGCCTGTACTTCGGCGAAATCATGCCCGGCACCTACCCGGACGTCTACGAGTATGTGCACGCCATGGAACGCGCCGGCCGTTGCCAAATGACCATCGCCCGAAATCACAGCAAAATTATGCTGGGCTACAACGAGCCAAACGACGCCGCCTATGTCATTGAGTCCAGCGCCAACGTGAACACCAATCCCCGATTCGAGCAAACGGCCATTCACACGACCAGGCCGCTGCTCGAGTTCTACGAGGAGTTTTTCGCGCACGTGCAGTGCATCGACAAACGCCAGCGCCTGGCCAAGCCATGACCCACGAAACCCAGGCCGCATTCGCCAAACGCCTTGGCGTCACCCGGTCCTACGTCAACAAGCTCAAGGATTCCGGCCGCCTGGTGATCACGGATGGCTCGCTGGTCGACGTTGAAGCCAGCCTGGCCGCCATCCAGGCCACGCAAGACCCCAGCAAACCCAGCCACGTGATCCCGCCGCCGACAATCCCGGAACCCGCCCCGGCTCCCACCGAAACAGCAGACGGCCGCATGTCGTACCAGGCCGCACGCACCGTCAAAGAAAAATACGCCGCACTCGCCGCCAAGCTCGCCTACGAGCAAGCCTGCGGCAAGCTCCTCGTCGCCGCCGACGTGCTGGCGGTCATCGCCGACGCCACCGTGACCCTGCGCACGCGCTTCGAGTCATTCCCCGACCTGCTCGCGCCGCAGCTCGCCGCCATCGCCGACGAGCAGCAAATCCGCGCCATGCTCGCCGAAGAAGTTGAAATACTGCTCGCCGACGTGTCCGCCCATTTCGGCAAGCTCGCCAAGGGTGCGCCGTGACGCCACAAGCGTATGCCCGCGCCGAGCCGCGCATTGCCGCAGCCATGGCGCGCGCGCTCGCCCCACGCAAGCCGCTGACCGTCTCGCAATGGGCCGACGCCGACCGCCGGCTGTCCAGCAAAGGCAGCGCCGAGCCGGGCAAATGGCGCACCGCCCGCAACCCGCCGTTGCGCGAGCCCATGGACTGCCTGTCCGCTCGCTCACCGGTGCAGACCGTCGTGCTGATGTTCCCCATCCAGTTCGGCAAAACCGAAATCGCCGTCAATGTCCTGGGCTACACCATGGACAACCACCCCGGGCCGATCATGGTCTGCCTCCCCGGCGAAGTGTCGCAGCAAAAGTGGGTCGCGCAAAAGCTTAACCCCATGCTCGAAGAGACGCCCAGCGTGCAGGCCACGCTGACCAGCACCGACAGCCGCAACGGCGCCAACCGCCGAGAATTCAAAGATTTTGCCGGCGGACAACTCTACATCGAGCACGCCGGCAGCCCGTCGCGTCTCAAATCGACCAGTGTGCGTACCCTTATAGTCGACGAACTCGACGAATTCGCCGCCAACCTGACCAGCGGCGACGACCCCGTCGAAATGCTCGACGGCCGCACCTCGGCATTCCCGTCCACGTCCAAACGCCTGTACGTCTCCACGCCACAGATTGCCGGCATCTCGCGTATCGAGGCGCTGTTCAAGAAAAGCGACCAGCGCCGCTATTACCTGCCCTGCCCACACTGCGGCGAAGAGCAGCCGCTGCAATGGTCCGGGCTACGCTGGAGTGCCGGCCAGGGCAACCGCCGCGCCGGAGTCGCCTACGTCTGCCGCGAGTGTGGCGCGCTGATCGAGGAGCACCACAAAACGCCGATGATTGCCGCCGGCCGATGGGTTGCCGAAAACCCGG